TTACCGGAACGGGAAAGATAGCCCGCGACTTGGCATTACGGGGGGAAACAGAAACGACCATGAAAGCCGCATGGGATACGTGTAAAGCGAACGCCATTAAGCCAATGGGGGCATTTATGAAATGGATTCAGGAGGGGTACTTGCCACCCCAGCAGGAGGGACACGAAACCAAAGTAGTTGACGGCGTGGTGAATGTGTGGGTTGAGGGGCAAGGATGGATGGAAATTGGAGGCAAGGCGCAATGAACACCTTTGCAAGTCCATTTAGTGGTGGGGGTGGCGCAGATATTGGAGCAATGGCGGCAGGATTAAAGCCAATATGGGGGATTGAATATGACCCCAAAATTGTAGCGGTCGCCAAAGCAAACGGTCTTGACTTTATGGTTGCCGATGTGCGAGAGGTGGATTACACCACCCTAGAAACTCCCTATTGGCTCCATATGTCCCCTGTCTGCAAACGCGCCTCTATCGCAAACTCCACACCGGGCGAAACCAAAGAGGACATAGAAACCGCAGAGGCGTGTATAAGAGCCATTACAACCCTAAAGCCCTCAATGGTGAGTATTGAAAACGTAGAGCAATATCAAGGGTTCAAGGCGTTTCACCTGATTGTTAGGGCATTGATGGATGAGGGTTACAACCTTGCATGGTGGCTCTTGAATAGTGCCAACTTTGGTGTACCACAGGGCAGAGTGAGGCTAATCCTTGTAGCCTCGAGGGTTTCACAAATTAAAAAACCTTACTCTACCCATAATAAAGAGTGGTCAAGCGACATCCAACCATTGCTATTTGAGAGTGACACGAAGCAAATTGTAAGTTGGTACGAAGGGACAAAAGACCTCATACCGAACCTACATAAGGGAGTACTGGCAAACTTCCTTAAGGATAGCCTTCCTGACCCCCTGACCCCCTACACCCTTACGACAAGCAACATCCGTGAGGGATGTGTCATTCACAGCACAAAAAACCAACCAAGTAAAACAGTTGTCGCCTCTGCTTCTGCTATGGCAAGTTGGAAAATTTGGGATGGGGAGCAATGGCTTTGTATTACTGCTAGGTTTGTGGCAAGGCTACAGGGGTTCCCTGATTCCTACCAAGAAATAGGAACAAAAACCCTAATGATGAAAGTCTTTGGCAACGCCCTCCCCCCTCCCCTTATGCAAGCCGTAATGGAGGCACAAGCGATAGCACAAAAGGCGGTAGCATGAACACTGCTTCCCCCATGCAACGCCCCCTCCCCTACAACGTGGATATTGAGGCAAACGTTATCGCCTCTGTGATGATAGACCCCGCCGCTTTTGAGGCAATCCCTAACCTTTCCCCCGAACACTTTTACCGCGATAGTCACGCGCTGTTATTTGGGACGCTCAAAGAGATGTGGCAAACGGGGCGAGCGATAGACCTTGTAACACTTACCGATACGCTAGAGCGTGACGACCTGTTAAACAAAGTCGGAGGATTCGCTTATCTCTCTGAAATGTTGGTACGCCTGCCCACCGCCTTGCACGTTCAGGACTACGCCAAAACGGTGTACCAAGATGGGGAGATACGGAAAGGGATTGGAGCCAGCGAGAAAGCCGTAAGGCGAGCATACGATACCGGCAGTGTTATCGAGTTTCAGCAATACTTAAAAACGGCGGCGGATAGTGTACGCCCAATGGCGGACCGTGACGCGCTGGATAATGACGAATTAGGGCGGCGTATCCTTGCCCAATTACGCCATACCCACGAAACGGGCGAAGCCCCCCTACTCCCTATGAGCCTCGCGCCGCTTGTGGAGTACATGAACGGATGGGAACGTAAACGCGTCACAGTCTTAGGCTCCCTGTCCAGTGTGGGAAAATCCTCACTCGCCATTGAGGAAGGGTACTTTTTAGCACAACAGGGCTACCACGTTGTAGACGTGTCCATTGAGATTGATGCCACCGCCCGTGTCAGCCGTTACCTGTCTTTGATTGGCACGATTGACGAAACCCAACTCATACGCGGTTTCCTTCCCCACGATGTACCGCGCTCTCCGACTACCAACAAGTACCCCTATCGCCGCAACAGCCAAGAGAGCGTAGAGCAAACCGTACAAACCGCCGCCGCGAAATTTGCCACCCTCCCTATCTCCATCGTGGCGCGTGACTTTGACGGTGATTCCCGTTTTGAGCCTGATTTCACACTAGAGGGAATCATTAACCATGTTCGCAAGATACACGCCAAACGCCCAGTAGACTTCCTGATTGTTGACCACATCCACATCATCAAGTACTCCAAAGACCGTGACGCGTTTAAGCAGAGCCTAGAGTACGGCGAGATGGTATTTCGCCTCTTAGAACTCATGGAATCACTGGATGCTCACGGCTTGCTCTTGCACCAACTAGACGAAAAAGCATTGAACATGAAAGTACCGGACGCGTCCGTGTTCCCCGGCAGTCAGAAGATTTACCACAACACCAACAACATGGTTGCGCTTTACAAACCCGCCAGCCACGACAAGAACGTTACCGACAAGGATTTGAGAGCATTTAACCTTATCAAAGTACGGCGCGGGCAAACAGGAATCGTGCAAGGCATCCGCTTTGATGGTGCTATTAGTCGCTTCTCGGTAACTCCCACTGACCCGCCAGCCACAAACGGTACTTCTGCCCTCGCGGATCGCTTTGGTCGTTCGCCCCATACCGCCGCCGCTTCCGAAGATGGCTTGCCGGGATGGTGACACATGACAAGAGGCAAAAAGAAAACGGCGGCGGATGTAGCCGCCATCACCATCGAGACGATAAAAACCAACGTTCGTGAAGCGGTGCAGGGGTGGAAAAGCCGCCCCGTCTCACGTCAAGTGTGGCACGATGCCCACGATGATTTAGCCGCCTTGTACCCCCATAACCCCCACGAATGGGAACGGCTGGAACTTCTGCTTGTCGAACAATATGAGCAGTGGATAGCCTACACCGCCGCCGCGTAAATTAATCACGAATCACAAAGGAGAATAGCCGTGACACTTACCCCCTTGCCAATAGGCATCAAGGGGGCTAACGCCTTTGTCAAACGCCATCACCGCCATCATGCACCCGTCCTGATTGCCCGCTTTGCTATAGGGGTTGCCCATGATGGCGTTTTGGTCGGCGTGGCGATTGTCGGCAACCCGTTAGCCCGCGCTCTGATGGATGGCTACACAGCTGAGGTTGTGCGGGTATGCGTGACAGACGAAGCCCCCAAGGGGGCTTGTAGCTTCCTCTATGCCCGTTGCTGGCGAATCTGGCAACAAATGGGAGGCAAGAGGTTAATCACCTACACGTTGCAATCAGAAGGCGGGGCAAGCCTACGCGGGGCGGGTTGGGCGCAAGAGGCGTTATTGGACGGGCGTAGCGGGTGGGATACCCCCGCCCGCCCCCGTATTAATCAGCCGATAAGCCAAGAGCCTAAAGTCAGATGGTCTAGAACCACCTAAATCACAAAGGAGCAACCCTATGGGATACCCTGTCAGCCCTGACGGGTCATTTGACTATGACCAACCCTTGCCCACCCCGCAGGCGGGGTATGGTGCGCCATACAACCCCGTCACGGTACGCGAACCGCATACGGGCATTACGCACACCGCCAATGACCACGTAGAGAGCAACAACTTCACCCTCTGCGGATTGGACGCAAGCAAATGGACGGGGTTCTCTGAAACCGCCCCCATCTGCTCTGTCTGTGCCGATAAGTTGGAGCAACTGACCGCCAAGTAACCCACCCACCCCCAAAGGAGCGACCCATGAGTACCGAGTACAGCGACCATCCCACCCCCCGCCGTGAAGCACCCACTACCCCGCCGCGCTCTCCTTCCCGTCACATTACTCCCGCCTGTCGTTGCGGTCATAACGGCAAACTGTTTGAGGAAGATAACGGCTTTGTGGTGGTTTGCCTCAATCGCCATTGTCCCGAACCGCCCGTAGCCGATGATGAGGCGTGTGCCACTCCTGTCGGTGCGTGGGACCTGTGGTGGTACAAGCAAACAGGGGTGATTCGATGAACCTTATCCCTGCCGATGCGATGGACTTTATTGGTTGGATTGTCGCCGCTATCACCATCGTCCACTTGGTTGTGGCGGTGGGTAGGTTGTGCGGGAACGAAGAATGCGAGAGGGAAGGATGAACGCACTCTACTCTATGCCGGACGATGTTGACCTATTGCGCGAGGCGATAGTCGCAATGGAAGAAGCCGCCGACAAAGCGAAAGCGGCGGGGAAACTAAAAGACGTGGAAAAGTGGGAAGCAAGGGCGGCGGCGGCACGGAAAGAGTTGGCGGGGCTGTTGCCGCCTCGGATGGGAGGGTAAAGCATGGCAATTAAAACCTACAGAGGCAAGGCGGCAACGGCTTATCTTGAATCTATGCTTGGTGTACCGAATCGCCTGCCCGATCCCGATTCCGTGATGAAGGACGCATGGGACGCGCTGGGGCGCGAGTTAGACGCGCAATTGAGCGCGGATATGCAAGAGGTGGTGGATTTGTGGGACGTGTGGGGACACATCAAAGAGAACGGCGGCGGCATTACTCGCCCTGCCGTGATAGTGTTCCCTGATGACGAGGCGACAGAGACAAAGCGGTTTGAGTATTTCGACAATGGACGCACAAATGCGAATGTACGCGCCGCCGCCGCATGGGTACGCAAGCATGGGGAGGGCAAATGATTCTCCCCACATGGGCGACCCCGCTTGATATTGCCCGCACCCACCCTATCGCCCTCTGCGACTGTGATTACCACTACCCCGCTATCGCCCGCGCCCGTGGGTACAACCTGTGCCTTGTGTGCGTGGTGTATGAGGAGGAGTTGCGCCACGAGCGAACCTTCCACGATACGGAAATCACCACAACCGCCATTATCCGCGCCTACCAGCGCGTAGGCTGTCAGCACGAAGCACACGCGGCAGTTACCATTAACAACGCCGCCTACGCCGCTTACCGCGCCTCTGAGGACGCACAGAAAGCGGAATCGCGGGCAGAGCGCCAGCGAGAACATGACCGGAACTATAAAGCCAAGAAACGTGCCGCCAAGATAGCGGCGGCGTAAAGGAGAAATATCATGGGCGAAAATTCAAGTATCGAATGGACCGACCACACTTTTAATCCGTGGATTGGTTGCACGAAAGTATCGGCAGGTTGTACCCACTGTTACGCAGAGCAATTGATGGATAAGCGGTATGGGCGGGTTGTATGGGGCAAAGGCAACCCCCGCCAAATGACAAGCAAAGGGAATTGGGCAAATCCTAAGCGGTGGAACAAAGACGCGGCGAAAAAGGGTATCCGCTACCGTGTGTTTTGCGCCTCCCTTGCCGATGTGTTCGACGCAGAAGTACCCGACGAATGGCGCGAAAAGTTGTTTGAGTTGATTTTCGATACCCCTCACCTTGATTGGCTCTTGCTCACCAAGCGACCCGAAAACGTTTTGCCCTTTATGGATAAAGCGTGTTTTCCATCGTCGGGTTGCCCGATGTTTCCTGACGGTGTATTGCCCGCCAATGTTTGGATGGGGACGAGTGTAGAGAACCAAGAGGCGGCAAATAAACGGGTACCCGTTTTAATGCAGATTCCCGCCGGCGTTCGCTTTCTATCGTGTGAGCCTTTGATTGGGGCGGTGGATTTAACCAAGATTCAGATCGGGTGGGAATACCCGCAAGGACACGAAAGCCGCCAGCCTCGATACATAGACGCGTTTACGCCTCGTACCGTGTTCGGTAGTGAGGGAGATTACCACTTTGATTATCCCATCAATTGGGTAATTGCCGGCGGTGAATCGGGGACGGGGGCGCGACCTATGCACCCTGATTGGGCGCGTTCTCTCCGTGACCAATGTCAAGCGGTTGGGGCGGCATTCCTTTTCAAGCAGTGGGGCGAGTATTTGCCGGTTGCCGCCCCGCGCCTCTCCCACAAGGGACTTTGGACGCTCTTAAAGGTGGATAGCGAGATCAAGAAGAATGTTAGTTGGGGTGACGTAATGGCGTTGCGTGGCGATTGGTGGGCATTTGAAAGAGTAGGGAAACACGCCGCCGGACGAATGTTAGACGGGCGCACATGGGATGAATTTCCCACCGCCTACAAACCCCCGCATCTGAAACAGTACGGGGACCTACCTTCCCCCTTCCCCGTTATTTGGCAGAAGGCGCAACCGTAACCACCCCCGCCTAAGCGGGTTGCCCCGCCGCTTGCCATGTGTGGGCGGCGGGGAGCAAGGAGAGAACGATGGATATTCAACAAGTGTTTGATGCACTGAAACAAGAGCGTGACCGTCAGAACCGCATATGGGGGACAATCGAAGAACACTCCCACACCGTAGCAGAGTACATTCTGATTATGGAAAACCAACTTGAAAAGGCTAAACGCGCATGGTTAGAGGGTGGCGACAAAAAAGCCCTTCCCTATGTCAAGCAAACGTCGGCGGTTGGGTCTGCCTGTATGGAGGAACATGGCATTGGAGCAGAGGCGCAAGCATGACCGCCCTCCTCCTCGCACTCCTCGCGTTGCCCGCCACCATCACCGCCGCCGTACCGTTAGAACCTGTTTACACCACCGCCACAGCGTACACCTGCCAAGACCACCCCGCCAATAGCATGTTTCCCTGTGGCACTACCCGATGGGGAGCAGACCCCGCAACGCAAGGTATGGCGTGTCCGCCTGAGTGGGCGCGTATGGCGTTATTTGTGCCAACGCGGGGGATTCTGACTTGTGACGACACGCCGCGCCACAGCACCCTACAGGGCTTGCCACACATTGATATTAGAGTGAGTAGCTATGACGAGGCGATAGTATGGGGGATAAGAGAGATCGTAGTCTATCGGTGGATCGTGCCCATGAGAGGGCAAGAGAGGAAGTTATGAATACTTATTTATCGCTGGGGTGGGGCGTTCAATCCTTTGCAATTGCCGCTATGGTTGCGCTGGGGGATTTACCACCTATCACCGCCGCGATTCACGCGGATACGACCCACGAATCCGAACACACCTACAAGTTCGCGGAAAAGTGGACGGCGTGGCTAGAGGCGCGGGGGGTTAAGGTCGTAACAGTCAAAGCAGATAACGCCGACCTCGTTGAATCGCTTGCAAGCGGGGCAAAGGTGATACACCCGCCCGTGTATGCAAAGAACGGGAACGATGTAGGACAGACCCGTCGCCAATGTACCAGGCACTGGAAAGTTGTTCCCATGAAGCGATATATCAAGCCACTTCTTGCACGAGGCGAACAAGCAGAGCAATGGATAGGCATCAGCACCGATGAGATTCAACGCGCTAAAGATTCGGACGTGAAGTACATCAAACATGGTTTCCCGCTACTCGATAAAGGTATGAGCCGCGCCGATTGTATTCAATGGCTAGAGACGCATGGGTTGGAAGTCCCGCCTAAATCATCTTGTACCTTTTGTCCGTTTCACAATAAGCGGGCATGGCAGGAAATGAAGCGGCGCGGCGGTATGGATTGGCAAAACGCAATAGCGGCGGATGAACTTATCCGTCATGCCCAACCAGACGGGAAGGGTATTTCTCTCTATATCCACTCTAGCGGTAAGCCACTTGTTGACGCGGTAGTCATTCCCGAAGATTTTGGACATGAGCAAGGCGCGTTCGACCTTGACAACGCCGCTTGTGATAGCGGGCATTGTTTCCTGTAGATAACTAAAACAAGCGGCGGCGGTTGGGAATCGTCGCCGCAGGAGGATTGTGAGCGAAGATGCGAAGTTGAAACCGTGTCCGTTTTGTGGCGGCGAAGCGACTACCGATAAATACGTAGTCAGCAAAGACAAGCGAAAATGGAGCGCGTATTGCCGCAATGAGCGTTGTCGCGTTTCGCCTTCTACTCCCATGTCTGATACAGAAGCAAAAGCAATCACTGCATGGAACACCCGCGCAGGCGAACACGCCACCTATGGGCGCGGCAAAGTGGAGGAACGGGCGCGGATAGCCCGATGGGTGAATGGCAAGAAGCAGAACGCGGCTATTGGTGTAGTGCGGGCGGAAAGAGAAGATGACACCGACCACGCCATGTACTACGCGATAATAGAGACTACCCTTGACGAAGTGTTGGAGTATATCAACGAAACCGAGTAAGACCCCCAAAGGAGCGACCCCGTGAAACAAGAGCAAGAGGAACAATCATTCGATTGGCTTAATGCCGGACTATGGCTTGTCAAGTTTGCCGTACTGTTTACTTCTGCCCGCCATGTGGCAGAAGCGTTTTTGTCATTGGAGAATGCGGGCACCCACGCTTTTTGGGGGTGGCTCCCGGCACTCGCTACCGATGGCGGGTTGCTGTTCATGGCGTGGAAACTGAAAAGCGATTCTAAAAGCAAGATACTGTGGGGTGGATTTATATGGTTCCTTGTCATGTCGGCATTTGCCCAAATTGACCACGCCATACAGAACGTCAACTTTACCGGGGACTGGCTCTATGATGGATGGGTGGTTGTGAAGATCGGTCTATTCGCTTTCTCCCTTCCCTTCTTGGTTGCCTTCATGGTAGTAGTTGCAAGTAAACGCCACACGGCAACCGAACCGCAACCCCAAGTGCCAACCGCGTTGGCAACCACCACCAACCATGTTGCCAACCAACCCCAACAACCTACTGTGAACGTTGCGCCGGTGCCTCAGCAACTACAACAACAACCCCGCCGGGAACGCCAACAACACCGCTTAAAGCGACCCCAACCCGCGTTGCCAACGTTGCCAACCATGCCCGTTTTGCAACAACAACCCCAACAACCCGTTGCCAATTCTACGCACAAAAGTAGCCAACAACCGCCCCAACAACCAGATAACGAGTTGGTGGAAGAGTTGGTATTTGCCAACCAACAACCATTGCAAGGGCTGCCAATTCCAACAACTCAACTTGCCAAGTCGTTGGCAGAAGCGGTTGTTGTCTATGCAGGGGCAAGTAGTTACGACAAGGCAGGGGCAAGGCTGAATGTGTCGGGGGAGTGGATTAGAAAGCAAGTGCAACAAGCCTACAAAGAAGACCCCGTGTGGGTGGCTCAAATCCTCCCGGCGGAACGATTGCCGAAATAGTTGCCAAGTTGCCAAGTTGCCAACCACATTGGCAACCACCAACAACCATAAAACACCCCTCTAATTGAGGGGTGTTTCGTAGAAAGCGAGTAACCTAATGGGAATGTTTGACAGTGTGTATTGCAAGTACCCATTGCCCGATTGCCCTACCGAGCTGGTAGGAGGGGAGTGGCAAACAAAAGACTTTGATTGTGAGTTGGAAACTTACACCATCACCGAGGCGGGGCGGTTGCTGGTTCTCAAAAGAGATTGGAAGTGGAAAAATGACGATGGTTCCCCTTTTGGCGGGTGGTTGCTTGCGACCAATGAAGAAACCGTAGATACCAATTTTCATGGGACATTCAACTTTTATTCCAACTTGGGAGAGGATTACAGCGACCCCGCTAATTGGTATGAGTACGTGGCTAAGTTTACAGACGGTCAATTGGTGAGCGTGACGCGATTAGAAAAAGCGGCGACGGAAAGTGACGGGCAACCATGAGCGAGATTGACATTCAACAGATGATTGAGATGGCGCGGGAGAGGGAGGGGTGGACGCAAAGCGAGAGGACAACTTGGGTAGTGGACAGCAATCGGCAAGGACTGAATAAGCCTGTAGCGCACATGCTCCAAACAACCGATAGAGAATTAGAGCAAGCCGATAGCAACTTTATCGCACAATCCCCCCTCACTATCCTCGCCCTCTCCGAGCGTGTAGCCGAGTTGGAAGCGCAGATAAAAGCACTGACCCCCGAACCCATGCCCGCTTGTTATCGTTGCGGTGGCACTGGCTCTATCACCTACTTTGGGGAGGGTGCGGACGAGGGGCACGATATAGACCTAAATTGCCCTGTCTGCAATCCCAAGCACGAGCGATATAACGATGACCGTGATTACCCTGAGGACTACGATTAAGCAATAGAGGACGGTCTACCCCCGCCCCACCATCGGCAACCATAGCCGATGCGCGGGGGTTGGGGATGGGGTAGGCGGCGGGGTAGGGGTAGCCGTACCGCCGCCGTCTTGCCATACAAACACAAGGCGATAAGACACATGGAGGTTAAGGGGCAAGCCCAACCCGGTGACGTGTTCAGAGTTATCGCCCCCGCCCGTCCCCATGTATGCCCAATAGGGTCCCGCTTCCCCCTGATTGGGGTCAAAATCCGCGTAAAGTGCAATATCCGCCCAATCAGGCGCGGGTTTCGTCAAAACCGTGTCAGACCCCGTAGGATACGCCACCGTGAACGGTAGCCCCGCTATCTGATTACCGTGAGAATCAAGCGCAACGGCGAAAGCATGATGCAAGCCTTGCGATTCTTCAATATCCCAATACTCCGAGCGTTCCAAGTCTACCACCCAACACCCCCCGCTACAATCCTGCGCTGGAACAATGGAAACCCAAACGGGGAAGGGGGATTGGGAACGCGCCGCGAGGACAAGAAAGAGGAAAGCGGCGGCGGCAAAGAGTAGGGCTAGGGGTTTCACGTTACCACCGCCACACCAACGCGCCATCTTCTTGTACGAATGCCACGACCCCCGCATAACGAGAGGATAGCCATCCCTTATATCCTACTTCGTCGGCTTCGTCATAATCGCGGTAGGTGACAGGGGAAACCGCCGCCACGACCCGCCGTAACCCCGCCGCCACTACCGACAATCCGACACGGTTCAATTGCCAACATAGTTCATTAAACATCTTTGTGTATCTCCTTTAGGATACCGTCTACAAGGTTCTTGATAAACTTGCCGTACTCGTCTATTTCCTCGTAGGTCATACCGCATTTGCGGTGCAACCATTCTCGCCTACCCCCATATAGGGCAACTTCTACATCATGCTCTCTTAACTCTGCTATGAATCGGGCTTCATCGGCTTCCAGTCTGGTCATAACAAAATCCTTTCGTTGATATGTTCTACTGTATCAACTATGGTTTTTGCCATGAAACCTGAAATTGAATTTATGCCCGTTCCAACGATGGCAACGCTTTTTCCACCAAAACATTATGCAACCCCGCCTTTTTCGGCTCACTAATCAGCGCACTAATCAGCGTAGCGGTTGCGTCAGGGTCGCCGCGTAAGGTACGGGCTAATTGCTCGGTAAACCATTTGGCTTTGGCGCGTTCTTCGTCGGTGTAGGCAAGCGGCGGCGGTACGGGTGCGACCTCTCGCAGGGTTGACAGAACCCGCTTAATGTCACTACCCGGACACGCTGTATACGCCGCCCCCAGCATATCCCTGTGGCTCGTAATATCCTTGTCACGGTCATAGAGCGCGTCCAGTACCTTCACCAACCGCTTCATGGTGTCAAGATTCTCGGCTGACAGCGTTCCCGTGTCATAGTTGCCCATGACACAAATCCCTAAACTTTCATCGTTGCGGTTCAGGACATGGGCGCGAACGGTATCTAAGTCCCCCAGCAACGCCACTTTCCCCAACCGTATCCCCAAGTGATAGCCCACCCCTGCAAAGTCACGCTCATTGATGTGTGCTTGTGCCACCCGTAACCAAGTGGTATTGATAGGTGTTGCGCTGTGATGAAAGCACAGATAGCGCATGAGACGGCTGTCTATCGGGTCAAATCGTAGGGTTGGATGCTTGGGTAGGGTTGCGCGTAAATCCTCAAAAGAATCCCCAAATTCAGCCCGCGCCAATTGAATAAATCTATCAGTCAGTGTCATATTGCCCCCTGTGGGTGGAACAGGAACGGGAAGCGGCGGCGGTATGGGCTGTTCTACAGGTTGCGCCCATGCCAACCCTGCTAGATGCTCCGCACATCCTCCGGCAATGTCGAAATCTCCCCAGTCTCCAAATTGCCCAAGTGTAAAGATTGCCGCCCCCTTGCATTGCGGATAGCCCGCCAAGAACCGTGACGCGGCGAGTAGATCAGCCCCGTAAGCGTTCCAATTGCCTCCGTAGCCCGTTTTCCACCCGCGTCTGTCCCCAACCACCTTAACCCCCATATCACACCCATATTCACCGTAGGCGTAGGGCATATCTTTGAGGTCATTGGGCAAATAGGGGAGTACGCGATACTCATAACGGTACAAATACCAATTGACGTTAGGCTCAAATATCTTATCTGCCCCGTAAGCGTGAATCAGCAGAATCCCACCCTTTGCCTTCGCGTGACGCATGGCGGGGTAGAACGCCGCCCACTGTGCCGGATCTTCCTGTGGCGTTTTTGGGTTGCCTACACCAAAGCCGCCAATCGCCGCCTTTAGTCCCATTGCCGCAAGTGCATCCACAAAGGCAATAGAGTGCGTGTTGAGGCGTTGCAATTCCGTTACACTCCCCTGTTGAATCTCATTGGTGAATTGCCAATAATCCACCTCAGGGTTGCCCGCCGCGTAGAGACGAATGAGGCTTGCGCCCCACTGTGCCGCCTCTACAGGGTTGGCGGTGATGCGGTTGGCAATCTCCCCATCTGCTTTCCATACGCGCCCGATGATGATGGTATTGGGGGATACCCGCTTGATTGCCTGTGCCGCGCCACTGGACGGGTCGAGCAAGAGGAGTAAGCGCGGTTGCCACCTGCGGATTACGTCTAAATGGGGACTAACGTCCCCAATGATATGCGGACCTAACATCTATCTCTACTCCTGCCCCACAAGAGGCATTATCTGATATTTAATCCGCTAATCCCCTGATTGGCGTTATGAAAATCACGAAGTTGGCGGGTTGAATCTGCTACCGCGTCTGCGTCCGTTTGCCACCATGCGGTAGTCGTACTCACTACAAGATTGTTGGTGTACAGTCCATTGCTTCCCACGCGGTTGGTGGTTTCAAGAATGATTAAATCCTCGTCAATTTCCCATGTCACCACACTTACCCCGTCAATCTCAACCGCGCGCTTGTACTCCACTCGAATGGTCGTCCCCACCTTTAACTCGGTTTGGCACCCCACAATGGATAAGCGGTAGAAATATTGGGGTGCGTCATGGCGTTGGAGCCAGTTAAGGCATTGTGTCCATAGTGAATCACTTGCGCTTGCGTCCCGTCCCCCGTACCCATCGGCGGCGATCACCGATTTGTTGTACAAGAACGCCTCAATGCGCCCGTAGGTGGCATTTCCCGCATTGCTTTGGATATACCAATAATCTTGGCTGGAGCTGTCCGATTGCACCACCGTTTCAACGCCCGTGGTGTAACCTGCGGGGTCGGCGGTGGTTCTGTCGGAAAAGTCTATTACCTCATTCCCCATGCCTCCGCCACGCCCGTAGATGCGCGTTGCCAGCTCGTATGAGTGGATTTCTTCCTCTAAGTTCTCAATATAAACCACCTCAGCAGGGTTGGCGGTGGGGTCGGTGATTTGCGTGGCGCGTATCCCGCTATCAGGCGTATCCTTTCGCATCCATACCACGCTACGCCCTTCCCCTAATCTAAAATGCTCTCCCGATATATCAGCAGTCTCTATCAACGCCTCTAATACATTTTGGTCGCTAAACCGTTGGAAAGTGCCATTCGTGGTAGACGAATACCCATCTACGATGTCCAATGACCACCCGCTAGGCGCAAACGCCATGATGTTGGTCAAGTCGTTGGTAGTGGGATCGCGTCTGCCCACATACCACTCTACCATATCGGTTTGGGTCAGCGCCGCCTCAGGATCAGCCCGTACCCAATAGCCCGTATCTCCGTCTATCGTGCGCTCTGACCACGAAGCAGGGCGAAAGCCAAACTCAATAATCCCATCTTGCGCCCACGGAATGCCCGCCGCCTCGGTGCCATCGCTCGTAGGCTCAAATTCATCCCACCCGTCTGTACTTTCGTCGCTAAATCCATAGTTAATCGTCGTAGCCGTGGTGTTGACCGTTCCGGCTACATCCAACCGCAAATAATTAAAAGGGGTGCTATAGGCAATGAGCAGGTACTTGTCAGTGTCATTGTCAATTAGCACACTATTAAACGTGCCGAGGTTGTTGTCGTGGGCTAGGGGGAAATCGGTATAAGTGGGGTTGTCGGGGTCAATCGTCCCATCCTGCTCTTTAACTTGGGTAGCAGAGTACTCATTGACTTCGTAGTTTTGCAAGCCCAGCACCGAGCGATAGGTCAACTCGCGGAATAAATCGTCACCGGATACCACAACCTTATCAGGGGCGGTACGGCTAATCACGTCAATAATGCCCCCACCCAATTCCCGAATCGTGCTAGTCCCATCCTCCAGTTGAATCACGCCGTAGATGAGGGCTACGCGCTTTTCGGATAGCACCGCACGACTGTCTAAGGGACTAATCTCGGTAAGAATCGGGTCATTCACCGGACAACTAAAGGCGAACGTCCCCGCCTTACTTAACTTGCGCGTCGTTTCAATGTCGTAGGCACTATAAATCTCGCCTGAGCCTAGTGCCACACCTGCGCTGTTGAAAATCACCACCCACGCTTGCATATCACTCCCATGCGTCAAAGTAGTTAAACACTACATCTAAATCAATCGTGCCGCCCCCGCCCCCGGCAGTGACAACAATCCGAATATCATTCAAGCCGGGGTACAACACCAAAAACTGCTCATTGGCTCCAATGCGGGCAAACTCGCTGTAGGTCCCTGTTACACCAATTCCCGTATCCTCGCGCACGGTACGATTGCCGCCATTGACCGTCACGAACGCGCCCCCGCCAATAGGGTTGCCCGTAGCCGTTCGTGCGTCATAACTCCATCCATGCAGTTTGTCTAAATCGGTGCGATTGGTAATACTCACCAAATAATTAGAAGAAGATACCGCCCCGTTGATAAGGTCGGTCTCTACCGCCCATACCTCTCGATTCCCGCGATTCAGCAACTGAATATTGGTGGTCCCTGCCCCCCCAATGTTAAACGTAACATCCGCCGCCGCTTGGCTTGCTGATAGTGTCTGCCCTTCATAATAGGGGATAATGGTATAGTCTGTATCGCCCCACCCTTGCCCGTTCCAGTAAGGGGATACCATCGTCATGGACACGTCCGAGAGCGTAAACAGGCGGCTACTACTAGCGTGAATTGCCTCTACCCCGCCAATCGTGTCCAGCCGCGCCCATACCCATTCTTGCGTAAAAGGCGTATCCTTCCATGTGCGAAAGAGCCTGTCGCGCTTGCCCCGTTTGGCAAGTAAATCACGGTAGACATTGGCGGCACTCATCGCGCACGGTGCGGCGTACACCAACTTACGCAACGGAATTTGGCTAATATCTCGCGGTGCCTGTGTCTCATGGCGGAAGTCATACCATGAATCAGGGGTGCGGGTTAGGCTCGGAAAGGATCCGCCACTCGCCACGCTGTCAACATAGTTGCCCGCCGTATCTAAAAAGTTATAATCGCCAAATCGTGTGATGTAATACATGTGTTATCCGTTGCCACTGTGAGGACTTATGTCGTCCACTACCCGCCTACTCCTGCTTTTCTTTTGGTTTGCCGCGCTCATCCTTGCGAATATCTATACCTACATGCTGGTGATACAAATCTTTGTATTTGGAGATACAAGTAATGTCCCGCAATTCTAAAAATGCGCAGCGCATCCTGCGGCGTATTGTTTTGCGGGGGTTAGGGGTGCTTGTCGCTTTATTGACACTTGGCTTGTGTATAGGGTGTGCGATTGTCTTAAATCTCTCAGAGATTCGTGCCCTGCTTGGTTCATAGTCCGTTAAGCCATTCCCCGCGAACGTTGTGCGGCAAGCACCCCATCAGTTACAATCCTTGTAGCGGTAGCAGGAGACACACCTGCGGGGATATTGATAGGCGCGTTGATAATCGTGTTTCCGCGATTGACAACCATGCCCCCTGACGCACTACGAGGGGACGAGGCTTTGCCGCTTTGCGTGGGCGGGGGGATAGGCACAATTGCCCCGCCCGGTGCGGTATCGGGTGTGTCGCCCATTCCTGTCGTGTCGGTGGGTGCCCCGCCTCCAATATTCTTTGTATCATCTTGAAACGCGCTGGTAGCTCCTGCCGCCCGTTCCAATTGGTCTGCCACATAGCCAATCGTAGAGGCGATGCGATCAATTGCACTTGATAATCGCTCAAAAAAACCCGCTAAGGTTTCCCCTAGACTGTTAGCGCGGTCAAGTTGCTTGTTGGCACCGCCTGATTTTTCATCCATTAGTCCGTAAGCAATAGCTAAGTTGTTGGTCAATCGGTCTAGTTCGCTAAACAAATACACGCCTGAATCCAGCGTTTTTAAGAACGGTTTCCATGCTTTTTCAGCACCACTTACTTGCATAGAGAGCGCGTCCCATGTGGCTTGGATTTTTGGTAGGCTTTCTTGCCCGAGCACTACAATCTTGTCCCAAAACCCCTTCACGGCGAGGGTTGCCTTGCCTACGAATCTATGAACGGGCTGAATAATCTCATCATCTTCCCATTGTCCCGTCCATGCCTCTTGTGCAGTCTGAAACGAATCGGCAACCGATTGACCTACGCCTGTTGCCCATGTCTCCCATGCTAAAATATTTTCATCCAAGCCAATCTGTACATCGGCAATCCACCCGCTAAATAGGTCAAATATCGGCGCAGTAAACGCCCCTGCCAACTTGGTAACAGTATCAATCAGGGTGGACATGCGCCCATCAAAGGTTTCAGCAAGCCCTGTAACAAGCCCCGTGGTGATACCCAGCTCGTTAAAGACGCTACTCAGATTCTCGGTTGTTACCCCCATCTCTTTAAGACGCGCTACGGTATCTTTGGAGATATTGAAGCGTTCTTGGAGTGACATAAAGTCACCGCTAAACGCTTCCCGCAATGCAAAGGCGGCTCCTTCGAGACCTTCAGATGGATTAGAAGCCGCTAATCTCGTACTAAGGTCTAGCAAATCTTCTAGGCTTTCCCCCGTACTTCTACTAGTTGCCGCCAAACTTGCCGCACTTTGCGCCATTTCATCGAAGGCGAATGGAGTGGCGGCGGCTTTGCGCTCAACAAGGTCTAAGGCTTCCGCCGCCGCTTCTTGTGAACCCGTAAAGGCTACAAGTTGCGCGGTGGCTGATTCTATGGAGGCGTTATAATCCCAACCTGTTTTGATAAAGTTAGTTATTGCCCCTGTAGCCGCTTCCAGCCCCCGTACTGCCAATTCACCCAAAGCAGAGCCTAACGCAACAGTGGCGACATTCATTAAATCAATGCCACCTGCCGCGCCGCCGGCACTCTTGCCGAAATTGCTAACGCCTTGCTCGGCTCTGTCTAAATCGCGTTGAAAGGTCGCCGCGCCATCGGCTACTAACCTGACCCCTGCCTCCGGTAATGACATTACTTTTTCCTCATTGCCCTTTGTTGCTTCACCATTTGCCGATAATCCAACACCCCTTGAATCTGATTCTCTACCCGGTACACTGCTATCAACTCCGCCTGTTCATCGGTGGGGATAGTCCGAAAGTCCTCTAATCGGTTCCATCCCCACCATTTGGCGGCTAAGGCGTATTCCATTTCTATTGAATAGGTGACTTCTCCGCGCCGCGTTTTACAGGTAAAAACATCACGACCCCGTAGCCTTGCGTTGAAATTTTTGGATGTTGTCCGTTATCTGCGCCTCCGATGGGTTGGTAAGCTCTCCGATTGCCGCGCTTAGTGCCTCAAAATCTTCTTGGCTTTGGATTAGGATAAAGAAGATAAAGACCTCAATATCAGTCAGATTCTCTACCAAGTCTCCCATCTTGCCGCGTGTAATGTCCACCTGTACCAAATCGTCCTCGGTGGGTTCATTTGCCACGGCATAAAGGATTAACTTCTCGGTAACGATAGTACGGATACGCTGGTTCCATGCGCCTATCTCGCGGTCATAGTTGGGATGGGCAACGTTTTCCACCCACTCCATACGCCCCATAATCTTGACCTCTTGCTTAGGAGGGGAGGGGCGCGGGTACTTCTTGGTTGCCAGCATATACACAACCGAACTAGAGTGTTCGGGGCGTTGAAGCGTAACCTCACGCCCTGAATCAGGAAGGGTAATAACCATTTACTTCACAGCCCCTTTCAGGATGTACAAGCCGTTTCCGGTATTGGCAATCATGGCGTTGTTGCCGTTTACCGCTACGTTGTCGGTATTAGGAACCGCAATGCGATTAAAAACAGCAGTAGAGTAAATCGGTTGAGTAAAGCGACTTTCGCCTAATGCCCAACTTGCCCCCCCATTAATCGTCCAGTACACTGCGAAATCGTCCCCACCCGACTTGTCTAACTGCACCGCCAAGTAACCCACCTCATCAGTAGCAAATACAATGTCGTAGGTGGCAAGCAAATTCCCCACAGGTTCGGGAATCTCAATCGTCTGCCATGTTGTTCCCAAATCACTGCTAAACTCCACGCTTGGCAGGTCGGTTGTCACCCAAATACGCTTCTCGGATAGCACCGCAATTCCCGTAACCGCCCCGCTAACATCGGTATCTGATTGTGTCCACGTATCGCCGCCATCTAAGGAGTAAAACGCTTCGCCCGTGGTGCCTGTTCCTGTTACCATAATCGTCCCGCCGCTAGAGGCGGGTACTCCGTCAATGCGCGTGAAGTTTTCGGCGGTGCTACCGCTTTCCACTACCACAACGCCCCCCGCAAAATTGGTACTGCGGTAAATAATCCCATCGTCGGCGGCAAAAAAGACCTTGCGCGGGGAAAGCACAAACACATCATTAATCGCGACCCCCGTTCCTACGCCGCTTGTAACTTTGGTTGCGGTTCCCGGTACACCCGTATTGGTGTCAATGTAGGAGAGGTAGTAGCCACCGGGAGACGCGCCTTCACTAAACGTTGCAATCAAGGCATTGCCCGCCAACCCTAAAGCGGTCAGGCTCAGGCTGGCGTTGGTACCAAATGCCAACACGTTCCACGTCAAGCCCCCATTTGTCGAATAGTAGAGATTGCGGTCATTTCCGTTATTGCCAATCGCGTAGATATGCTCCACCCCTGTCCGACAATCCGCGCAACTGTCAGGCGTTCCGTACACCATATCAATCGTAGTGACAGAGGTATACGTTCCCTCTTCTAATTCAATGTCAAACGCCATCCTGCCCACGGGGTAAATCGCGTCAGCGGTCCAAGTCACCTCATCTTCTAGTGCGTCGTCACTGTCCCACCCGTTCACCCCGCCAATCGTCACATCGCTGTTAATCGCGTTCGTGTAAATCAGCACGTAGTCCGTCCACCCCTTCTCGAAGTCGCCGGGGTTGCCACACTTCCCGCCCAAGCGGTAAAATGTCACAGGGCAATCGCCCAAGTTATAGAGCTGAATAGGGATAAAGCCGTGCTTCTCCAAGAACGTAATCGGGAACGTGGGCAAATCAGGGGCTTCCTCGCTCTTGCCTACGTTGCGAAACGATTTCAAGCGGTAGGGGTTGGGAACGCGAATCGGGTTAATGTCCCCCCGTTTGGGCGCGTCTGCATCGCCAATAATCAAGTATTGGGTATCGTCGCCCGCGTACAACATTTCATTGTTGGGATTCGCCCCCACTTCACCGCCGTATTGCAACCAAAAGCGCACATGTCCTTCAGTTAAGACTTCATCGGCACCAAATTTAGGCATTGCTTACCTCTCCTCTAAAGCGCAATTGCGCGTATCAAGCCGAGCCGCAGAACGTGCTTCCATGCTTCCACATGCCCCCGCCGCGTCCCAAAGGGGTTGTCTAAATCAGCAAGGGAGAGGATGTATTGCTCATCATTTGCCCCTGCGCTCCGCGCTAAATCAAACTGCCATCGTGCCAGTTCCCGATTGGCGGTTTCACACGCACAGATGGGACGTGCCAATTCCGCCGCCGCCAGCCGTGCTACCACCGTATCCCACTTACAACTATCGGTATCGCCCGCGTAGTAACGGATACGCACCCTATCGGGCAGATGGCACCCGCAAAACTCGCTCGGTGTCCATACTTCCGTTTCAGCGTTAAAGGTCGCGGGATATACCACCACCTCACCTGTCCCTGCATCCCAATTCACCGCTTGCCCTAATCGCGTGTAGGGTAGTCCTGTCCCGTTACAGCCGCATCCGGCACAACCGCATGGGTTATCAAACTCAAAAAGAACGGCGGCGGTTGGGGTCGTCACACCATTGGAATTGGTATAGCGGCGATAGACGCGGGGAACGTTGATAAAGTTTGCTACGGTAGCAGGGTCTAATTGTTCTGCGCCTACTTGGGTGGGGTTGGTGTATAGGATCGGTTTGACCGCCCGCCCTAATGATTCTCCCCATACTTGCGTAATGGGATTGTCGGGATCGTCATCCTCAACGGCATAGCGAACGAGAGGCAGAAGGTATTGACACTTAGGCTTAGGGTTAGCCTGTGTGGTGCGGTCAAGGATGGGCAAATCCCCTTCGGCGGGGTAGGCGTAATGGTTTTCAAGCTCAAACGGCTCTCCCAAATACTCCATTCGCCAATCAGAATTGACACCCCACGCATTAGAATCTACAGGAGTAGCGGCAATGCCCTCCAGCGTCAGTTCCTCAAAATCTTCTACGCCGAAATCAATCACCTTGCCCAAATCCAACCGCACCACCGCACACCCGCGCCCGCGAAAGACGCTGTAATGCAACGGATGCACTTCCTCGAAGTAGCGGGGGTAGGGGGAGTAGTCCAATTCATCGGTTAGCTTTTTGACGGCGGTATCAATGGCGCGTCGAATATCGGCACGTCCCACCATGTCAGCCGTGAGCCAGTCATATTCACGCACCAACTGATTGCACCCCGTTGTAATCTTCATGGTGTTGTTGTTTGCCAACTGATAGAAGAAATAAGGATGGAACTGTAGTAGGTCGCGCCACTTTTCGATGGACAGTCCCCCGCAACAATTGCTCACGAATCACGCTCCTGAGTTAACAAGAAACACGCCAAGCCCGCCGTTGCCAACCACTGAAACCAATCTCCCCGTAACCCTATCGTCATCCCTAGTGCCACCCACACACTGACGCACAACGGACAATTAACCCCCCGTGTCACCCATGAATCCAAGCCAAAGAGACGCGCTATCAACTCCCGAAATAGGTCAAATAACCGAAATGGACCCTCCTCCATTGCCACCGCCCGACTAAGGCGATAGGTAGCAAATGAGGCAAATCCCCACACAATCAACGCTTCCATAATTGCTTCCTGTGTTCGTAGGTTTGCCAATCCTTGTTGGCACTTGCATGACCCAGCGCATAGATTTCATCACTATCCGCACCGCTTGCGGGGTGATTGTGGTAGAGGCAACTCCAAGGAGCTATCCCAAAACGATTGAGTGCATGGGCGCGTTCTACAATCTCGTTATCGCCGTATAGGTGCGTGTAGTACTTATAGGGGTACAACTCCTCCCCATACCACTCTTGCAACAGCACTTTCGCGGCGATAAAGTGCCCCGCGTGTGTGCCGGGGTGAACCCCATCATTCAAGCCCATAATGGCGGGTTCTACGCCAAAATGACGCTCATACGCCCCCACTGCCCTTGATAACCATTGCCGCCCCGGTAGCAGGTCATTGGCAAGGTTCAGAATGTGCGAGTAGCTAGGCTTGCTCTTTGCCCCAATACTGACCGCTTTCCAATACCCGCCGCGCTCAGGTAGTTCAATCAGGCTCACGAATCCGCGCCATCCTGCGAGTTCCGCCCCAACCGCCGCCGCCGCTTCTTCGTCCTCATCCGTTACTGCTACGATGTGGAGCGGATAATCAGCCGTGGCGAGTAGACGCGTAATGCACGTTACGCTCTGTTGCGCCCGCCCTTTGATGGGCATGACCCCTAAGACTTGCATAGCCAACGTCATAACTACTTGCCCGCCCTTGGTTTTCGTGCGCTTGCGGCATCGTTTGCCATTTGCTCAGGCACGAACACCTCTTCGACTTTGGCGGGGGTGTTTACGGTCAATGCCTCTTTGCTAAAGGTTTCCGCAATCGGGGGGACGCTCGGATTAGGCACTTTACGGAATAGTCCGTTCCGCATTACCCACTCCACATCGTCGGGGTGAACATCAATGAAGGTTCGCAACGCGCTAAACTTGTAAGTGCGTCCCTCACGGCTCAAACTGCGTTGCCCTGACCCCGTGCCAATAAACTCCAATTTCACCCATGTACTTGGTGCCTGTTTCGCCATTCGGTTACTCGCTCCATTTTTATTGGCTTTGTTTCCATTGCCACCGCAACTACCACACGCCATAAGTGCCTCACGTAGCGGGGCTTCGTAGGTGTCCCGCATTAATGCGTATAAATCGCCGTTGACTGTTTGCCCCCAAGCGCGGTTGTCGCCTGTATGCAAACGGTAGGTAATTAAGGGGACGGGGATTCGTCGCCCGTATCGCCCCGCTACTGCCAAGCGCAAATAAAACGCCCAATCTTCCCACGCCTTGAAGTTCTCATCAAAGCCACCCACCTCTAACGCCCATGCCACAGGCATCAGGGTAGCAATCGTATGGATGTTGTGCTGTAGCAACAGGTCGGGCTTGTAGGCTTTCGCTGTCCACGTCCCAAAGTTGCCGTTATTGTCAATCGTGTGGGCATCGCCGTAGACATACTTGCTGTTGTCCTGTTCCCACGCTTTCAGCATTACTTCAATCGCGGGTGAGGTAAACGCATCGTCGGCATCCAAATATGTCACCAATGGGGTTTTGACGTGCTTTAGGGCGTAGTTCCGTGCGTGTGCCGCCCGTTGTCCGCGTTCATATCCAATCGGCGGCGGCGGTATGTCTAACACCTCAACAGAGGGTGCCACCTCAAACGGCAACGGCTCACCGCTATCGTTTGCCACCAACACCCGACACGGTACGGTCTGCGCCGCCGCACTAGCTAGTGCGGCGGGCAGAAATGCAACGTGTGCCTTCCCCGTGGGGATAATGACCGTAACACTCATACTTATGCGGGAATCCCGTAGAAGTAATCGGTTACGCCGTACTCTTGACTGCCCTGATACCCGCCGCCGTTCACATGGTAGTAGGCTCCACCGGGGAACGGATTGCGTTCGTGGTTGATGAATTGGTAACGGACGTTATCAATTCGACCCGCCAAGAACGGGGCTTCCACAATCAGGCGCGGCTTTGCCACCAAGCCGAATTGCAGACACAGGTTCGACGGGGCTTTTTCATAGAATAGGTGGGTGCCCCCGTTCAACGCTTGGAAGAATTGACGACTGCCGCGCAACCCCTCAATTTCGTTGAGGCTTGCGTTCATGTCGAAGAATTCCCAATAACTGACCGCGCCGCCCGTGTGGGCAAATGCCGCGCTCCGCAAGGGGAGCATGTACAGGGTGGATTCTGCCACCCCGCCCGATGGGAAGGTTTCCACGATGGAATCATCAATCAGGAAGGGGACGCGCTCCCCATCAATCAACAGGTAGTAGCCCCGGCGCATTTCGTCCAACAACCGTGCCGCTTCCGTGCCTTGAATCACGACTTGCGCTTGCTCTACGGCAGGCTCACAACGATAGGAGAGGTATGTACATGCCCACACTTCGGTAATCTTGATAAACGCGCTGTAGCGTCCCACAAAGCCGAAGGTCATGTCAGGGAAGCCCATCCGCGAGGCGTTGTACTTTTGGGCGCGGTACATTTCGACTACTTGCGTCACAAACGCGGCGGCGGCGGCATCAATCTGTACATCCCCAAAGTTAACCACTAGGCTATCGGCGGCGGGGCAAAGAACGCCCGTAATTGCGTCTCGCTTGCCATCGTTGATGATCGTGTCCAGCCCGTAAAACTCCAAGTGTCCGCCCGTGTTGGCGGTGGGTGTTCCGGTAAAGGCAAGGTCGGCATTGTCAAGGAACCATGAAGTCAGCAACTCGGTGCGTTTCTTCATAATCTCATTCCGCAACACCTGATTCTTGTCAATCGGTTGGTATGCCGGAACGAGCGCAAACGGATCGCCCACAATCACCTGATCGCGCATTTCGCCGCGCCCCGTGATTTCGCCCAAACGGTCCAACTGCACCGGGCGCGAATCCATGCACAGCCGTCCAAAGGGGTAGGTTTGGTTACAAACCTTCAGGTTCCCCGCCACCTTACAATCATCACACGCGCTATCCGGTTCTTCGCCCGTGCTTGCCGTAATCCCCGTCAAGATGGGGAAAATCGGGTTACTCTCAACGCTCATTCGTGCGGGGAGATAACTCCACAACGAACGAGGCATCACCATCGCATTGACCACCTGCGGGCGTTGGTTAGGGTTGTTCATCAACCCATCTTGACCATGCGCGTAAGCGGTAGGGGTCAGGGTGGTAGAAGCCGCCTTTTGGGTGGTGACTACCTGCGTCAACAATTCGACGCTTTTGGTCAGACGCTCTAAGACTTCCAAATCAGACATCATTCCTCCGAGGGGTATTTATCCCCTAATAAAGGTGTGAACGGTTCCTATCCGTTAAGCACCAAGCCGTTCATCCAAATACGATTCCAACGGGTCCCGCGTCTGTTGCGCTTTCAGCGTTTCGGCTGTCTTTGCCGCTTTATCGGTTGCCGCACTTCCCTCCACACTGGCACGGAAAATCCCCGCCATCCCACGCGGCAGGGTTTCCCCTGTCAAGGTCTGCACCTGCTTTTCCACCACTCCCAATCGCGTCACCGTTTCTTGCTGAATCGTCACCACCGGCGTTACCGCCGCTGCCACTTTTGCAACCTCTTCTTTGGTTGCCAGCGTATCGGCTTCCTTTTGGCGTTCTCCCAGCAAATCCGCCATCTTTGCTTCCCATTTCGCCATGCTTGCCTTAAATTCGCCCCGCGTCATGGGTGCATCGTCGCCGTCCCCATCTTCTGACTTCTTGGCGGGCTTTGCCTCTTTCTTTTCGGCAAGCGGTTCTGCTTCGTCGGTATCGTCGTCAAGTTCCAACTCGTCCTCTTCGTCGGCAGGGTCGGGAATGGCGGCAAACGCCTCTTTCAATCGCTGAAACCACCCCTTATTCTCTTTCCGAATCATCCCCGCCTCATCTGCCGCCTTTGCGGTTACGTCAGCATGGGACAGAAGGGCGGTAGCTTCCGATTCCCCCAATAACTCAAACAGCGCCGCCTTTTTCTGCTCATCCATTCGTCCTCCTGTTACGCTCAATTGCGTGAACAAATTGCTCTCTTTGCCACGCGGCAATAAAGAACGTTCTTTAATCGCAATATCTTCATATTGCTTGTTGCGCGGTTGGGTCGGGGGGTGCCGGAACCCGATACTTGCCCCCAATCGTCCCGCCGCACTCGTCACCGCCGCCGCTACTGCTTTACTGACAAACGTCCCTGATTCAATCAGTTGGTGAGCATGAACGGCGGCGTAATCGGCTACGCCTAGCACCACCCCCGTATGCCACCAACGCAACTCCCCATAATCCCCCGTTGCATCCATGCGTTCTACCGCCTTCTGCAACGCCTTCTCTGTTACAATCTCCCCATCCCGATCTACATATGCAGAAGATGAAATAAGCACCCAACGGTCGTTGCCCTGTGCGTCTTTGGTTACAAGAAATTCACTCATATTTTTCTCTTTACGCTTCCCCGCACATTCACCCTTGCGCCATAGCCCGTTCGAGATACGCGCCGCTTCTGCTTTGCTGTATCCCTGCTTTTTGAGGCTCTGATAGAGTCCTTGGCATTTGATAGACGGGTCATTTGGCATTGAAAAACAAAAAACCCATCAATTCGTTAGAGTTTTAGTCTCACGAATTGATGGGCGAGTTGCGTTAAGCGTGTCCCCTGAATTATTGATTTTTAAGCGACTTGTTTACAGCTTTTCCCTTTTAATTGCGTTAAACGTTTACGGATTCGTCCCCGTTCTCGTATTAAAGCGTGTCGTACTTTGACCAATGCTTGTTGCTGTGAATCCACTGATTCAACCTGTTCATTTAGTGCCTTTTCAAGCATTTCTAAGAACGATTGTTCAGTTGATATTATATCAATATGTATGGGGTTTGTAAAGGTGTTGCCCATATATCTAGTGGTATTCCTTATAGTTCCGCATCTATCGCTCGTTGTGTAATCTTTGGTAGTTCCCGCTTCCACTTTGCCGCAATTACCTTGCTAAAGTTGCGCGCCTTTGTACCGGGGTGCCTTACCGCCTTAGCAAACATCCACCCTCCACCTGCGCCCCCCGATGTACTACCGATGGTATTGGGTGACGTTTTGGCTTTGTAGCCCCCCCTAAAGGCAAGGGTCTTGCGTTTGGCGCGGATGATATGCGCCCGCGTCCCCTTGTCCACATACCCGTATATCTTGCTATCGGTATAAATCAGACGCTCCCCCGGGCTACTCTTAATCTTGAAATCGCCCTTGCTCTTGTTTGACCATGTCTGTTGCGTCACCCCATAATCCGCTTTCACCCCCAACGCCGCACCGGTAAGGGCGTTCTCGATAGCACGGCTCACCTTGTCGGGGTTGGACAAGAATCCTTTGCTTACCTTGATGGGGGTCATACTGATTTTCATGGGCTAGTCCAGTTGTCGCGGCACGTATTCGCTGTACTACAATTCGGTAAAGGCGCGGCGGTTATGTCGCTAGTGGTATGTTGTCACTTATCACATTGCCGCCTGTCGGGTTCCAATCGTTTATGAGTATCTGCCCATCAGGACGGCAAACCGTGTTGTGTTGTACATAATTTCCCGCCGCCGTTTCCAACAAGCGCATGGTTTCTTGGTTATCGGCATGGTCAAAATCATTGGCATTGATACGGTTGCGACTGCCGCCACAAAGAATATGCATTGCCGCGCCCGTCACTGCGCTGATTTCGTTCTGTGTTAGATGATTGCGACTGCCTTGTATCCACAACCCAAAGCCGCCACCGACTTGTTCTATCGCGTTGCCGCGCAAAGTATTCCGATTGCCACTCAACAGCACCACCGCATCCGCACTACTGACCAAATCGTTATCTGTGACTGTGTGATTGGCGGTCAAATCCAACGCCCGCCCCGGTACATTCACTTCGTTATTGCGGATCTTAAAGCCTGTTGCACCGCCCCCGTCATAGATGCCGCGTGTGCCGGAAATCGTTGAAAGCAAATCGTTGCCCTCAATCACCGTCCCGTTACACCGCACGGTAATCAGGCAATGCCCATCACCGCCGCAATTGCGGAAGATGTTGTTACGAAATACCACGCCGCTATTGAGCGCATCAATAGCCGTTAAAGTCGTGGCTCCCCCTCGGAAGTCGTAGAAGTGATTGCCTTCAACCGTCACATTCTCGGTATGACTGTTGATAGCAACACACTCATCGGGTCGGTTCAGTAGCCCACTGCCATAGACGTTGTTATTTAGAATCCGTACCCGCTTTGTCCATTCGGCAATGCCCCCGCCTGCATCCCCTGTAATCCCAATAACCCGCGTCCCATTCGGGCGACCCACCCCTGCTCGCTTAAAGGTATTTCCTTCTACGGTGCAATCATCCAATCCGCTTGCCACTTCCATGCAGTAGCCCGTTGAGCCGTCTACGGTATTGGATAGCCACCGATTTCCCCGATTCCTCGTCCGTATGCCGTAATCCTCAAACGCAGAGCGTGGTACGGGGTTCGCAAGGTTGCCGATATAGGCTAAGTTGTTCTCGCCGGTATTGTCTGTGACCCAGCAATCACTTACGCCGTCCCACAGTCCTACTATCTGATTCCAACCTGTAAAGTAATTCCCCTCAATCCTTGCGCCGTCTGCCCCACTGGTGAGGTGGATCGCCGCCTGTGCAAACTTTACCAATTCAGAAGTACCAACGTTCACAAAATGACTGTCTCGCACCAATAAACGTTTGCCACTGCCAAATACCCCAAAGCCCGTTACATTTTCAACCTCAACATCCTCCAACCGATTGTCATGTCCGTTGTTCTGAAACGCCGCGCCTAACCCTAAATCGCTGCATCCAATATGATTCCCCTTGACCTTGATTCCTTTAATCAGCACCCGATTGCCTTCTAATCGAAAGCACTCTCCCACATAATTCACCTCATTAAATACCGCGCCATAGCCATAAATCTGCGTCCCATCGGTAGCAATCTCGATCCGCGAGGGTTCGGTGTACTCCCCCTCCCTCACCGCGATATACTTTTTCCCGTCAGCAAGCGCGGCGGAAAGGGTAGGGTAGGTTGCACCCTCGCCTACGGTGGCAAAGGGCAGAAAAATATCAGTATCTAAAATCATAAGAGTGTTGAAATATCCAATCCACTGCCACCACCATAAAGGCGGGCAATCTTGCCGCTTGTCAGCGCACGACCTTTGTAGACAAGTAATTGATTCATGTCGCCATCAAAGGTAAAACTTCCGTTTGCCGCGCCTCCAATAGCCACATCGTTTAGGGTTCCCGTAGGGTTACTCCATGTTTGCTGGTTGGAGTTGGTATTGCGGTAGTAGGTGATGGTGTCGCCATCAAAATCCACCACCATTGCTATCTGTGTCCATGTGTTTGGGGCTACATCAATTCCGGTTGCTCCCGCACTGTCAAACTCGCGCATAATGCTTTGTAACCCATCGAGATAGAACCCGCCCGTGCCACCGCTATAGGCTTTGTCGAATATCAACCCAAAGGTAGCGTTAGACAAGGTGCGTATCCATGCCACTGTGCTGTAGTCTCCACTCACTACGTCCAATTCGGCAGTAGGGGAGGCGATTAAAAAATACTCATTGTTGGCACTTTCCAAACGGTTAGCCGTTCCAAACAGCCCCGCCACCGTGCCAATAGTGCCGTTTTGTACCCCATCGTTAGAGCCTATGGAATCCGCCCAATTGCCACTGACACGGGTCGCAAGCCAACCCGCCACAAGATAAAGCAATAGGTCGTCAATGGGAGCTACCGTCCAGTCGCTCCCCCCCACCGCACGTACCCGCACGTAGTGGGTATCCACGTTTAGAACGTAGTCGGTATCCTCAATATCAAAGGTGAGTAACGCGGTAGTCCCCACAGGCGTGTACGTCACCCCATCGGGGGAGTACTCAATTTCGTAATCAGTCGCACCGTCTACCGCGTCCCATTCGGCAGTGATGGTGTCGAATGCCGCGCCCGTAATGGAGAGCGCAAGGTTTTGTACGGGGTCTAGCCCGCCCAAACTCCCCCCGACCACATACACCGGAATCGCCACGTTGCCCATCGTCAACCCATCTACTGCTATCATGGGGGTGGGTGCTATCGTTGCTTCAATCGCACCACCGGGCGCATCTACCACATAGACGGGTTGCGCTACATTGCCCATGACCACATAGTCACCCCCCTGTGCGGTGGTCTCTGCGTCCACCACGCCATACACCGCAATAGGGATACGTCCCTCTAGGGAATACGCCCCCCCATTGGCTTTCAGGTCAGAGGCTTGTAGGACCTTGACGCGCTGTGCTGCGCCCCCATTAGAGATAGCAGTCATTCAATCACCCCCGCCTCTTTCAGCGCGTCCACCAACGCATTAAACCGCGTCACATGAGCATTAAACTTTGTTTGCCAATCATTCAGAATCGTCACATTCACAAGGCTAAACAACCCCACGACCAACACCCCTGTCGCTGATTGGGAATGCCCAATAATTGCTTTTGGCGAGGGGATAGGGAGGCGGGTATTGAGCAACGGGGCTATATCGTCTGCGAGTGCGGATTGCACCGCAGACACAGCGAACGCCCGCGCCTCATCTTTGGCGCGATTGTCACGTCTGCGCACTTCTCCATCTTGATAAGGTCGCTTAGGCATTGCCGCGTTCCTCCATGCACATCTTGCACTCACACCCACTTACCCATTCCCCCGCCCCGCCCATCCGCGCCCCAAATAACTTGCGCCGGATCGCCGCGCCTAACGGGCTAATCTCCATTACCCGCCCACCCCCGGTAAAGATTCCCTGCTTACGCCACTTGGCGAGATACGGGGCAAAGGACGCGTTGCGGGTAGACAATCGGTATACACCCATCTTGCCATCTAAGAAGCGGGTCAGCGCGTTTACCTCGTCAATGGTCATAGCCAGCAATACCCGATTCTCCACACTCTGACAATGAGAGCGCAGGCGGGCGCGTTCGATGATGGCGGTGGCGTGAGGGGCAAGGTTAATCATCTTCCAACCCTTCAGACTCATCATCTTGCGCTACACAAATAAACAAGAGCGTGTGCAAGAACCCAAAACAAGCGGCGACATCCAGCAAGCCTACTCGTTGCTCTGCCAACCCTTCCCATCCTCCAACAAATTTCAACCAATCGGGATGGGGTTGCCCCTCCGGGGTGAATTGCGTTTCCAATGTCTTGCGAATCATTCCCGTGTCTATGTTGCCATCTTGAATAACAACATGCCCGAAATGAAACGCAACCATTGGGTGTTTTTCTTCAAACTCATCACAAAGAATTTGAATTTCGTCCCATGTAAGAGGTGTCGGTTTAGTCATTAAATATCACCGTTTATAATCCAATCGCGTACCTTTCGATAGCAATCTGCTTGTGCTTCATAGAGGTCGGCGTTTGCACGGTCTTTTTGGTCTATTGCCTCAATAGCCTTATCAAGCAACGGCGCATACGTTTGCTCTAACCGTTTTATTAGGCGTTGCTTGTATGCGGCGGTTGAATCACCACTATTAAATTGATTACCCGTTACTCTTTGGTTTGATTGGTTAAAAGTTGTCATATGCTCCTTAATGGACAATCACCATCCAGTAGCGAACTAGAATATCGTCAACCTTCAACATCTTGAATCCCAAATCTTTGGCGTGGTTCTCTTTCCGAATCTCGGTTGCAATATCAAAGTTGAGTTTCAACAGCACCGCGCCCTCTACTGCTTTGGCGAACTCCTCGAAATCGGTGAACTCATGGACAACGTCAATGTCGCGGGTTGTGGTTTGTTCGGTTTCAGTCACTCAGCAATACTCCTTGTCGAATTTTGAGGGGCGACCATGTACGCGAACGCTCCTTGCATTGCGGGCAATGTTTTTGATTGTCGCCATAAATCCAGTACACGTCATAATCCCCATTTACCGCATTTACCGTCTGAACACGGAGCTTGCAATGACATTGGACTCCGCAATCGCTTGTCATATCCCCAGGCACAGCAGGAACGGGCAATACCTTTACTTTTCCCGTCCAATACGGTTCCTTAATGCTTTCTGCGTAACTCGCCGCCCTGCTAGTCCATCCATTCTTGAACTCTTCTTCCCCTTCTATCTCCGTCACGAATCCTTGCAAGAACGCTAACTGATTCGCCACGCCCTCTAACACCTTCTCCCTTGCCTTGTCGCTTACTACGTCCGTCCCTGCCCCTACCATGTAGGCGGCGAGGTGATAGCGAGATAGCAACTCCTCCATGACCTCATGGTACTCGCTAATTTGAGCAGGGGAGAGGTTGTCAATTAATTTGCCCGTTGCCGCGTCTATCAGCGATTGGAGACGGGTGATAAGGGATTCTAGGTCATCCACGCCCCGTCCATCCTTCCATATTGCCCACAAAATGAACGAACGCCCCTAAACAATAGAATAGGATGAAATTCACCCATTGAGGCGAAATAGTTTCAACACCTACATACCCCATAAACCACACGATGAATAGAGATTCGAGAACAGGAGGTAGGAATATCAAAGCGTACAAACGTTTCACGCTACCTCCTTATACAATCGTGTTGCCCGTTTCATCTCCTCGTCAATCAACGTGCCAGCCCGTTCCTTCTGCTCTTTAGTCGGTTTGCGCGTGGCTTTCTCCTGTTCGACAATCTCTACCGCCGCCGTTTCTACTACCTCTGCCTCTGGTGCGTTGCCCTCTGCCAACTCGGGCTTTTCATCGTCGGCAATATCGCCCGTTTGGGTAACGTCCGTTACAAGGTAATCGGCGGGCAAGTCGCCATAGTCCACCAAGATGTTTGTCGCTTGCCCTGCATCAATAATCCCCTTATCAATCAATCCCTGTAGCCATGTACCGCGTTTCACCATGTTATTGGCTTGTTGCCCCTCGTCGCGCAAGTCTTTAGAGTACCATGAGAATTGCACCTTTTCGGGAAGCACAAACTCGTTAAGCCATTTGCCTAAATCCTCAGCCAACAACTTCAAGCCCCGTCCTTTACTCTTTTCATCCAGTACCTGTGATTGCGCCCCTGTTCCCAACGCTTGCCCGGTCAGAGGTTGCAAGTCCTGTGGGTCTAATCCCACATTGTCAGCATAGGAGAGCAGGGCAATATCAAATTCCTGTTTGCGGTCAAAGCCATCAGGTAATTCGGCAAGGGGGACGGTGACAAGGTTTACATCAGGGTTGGGGGCAGTCACCACCAACGCCCCCATGAATTGCACCCACCCTTTACGCTCGGCATCGGCTTTACCGCTATCCACAGCATCCCGAATCTGACGGTCACTCATACCGCTTACAATTTGGAGTGCAAGGGGGCGGCGACCCGTGACCTTATCCACGATGTACTGTTCAATCGCGGCAAGTTTGCGGATTTGCTGATAGGACCCCTCCGCCGCGCATACCCCCGCCCCGCCCGATAGTTCCATCACATCGGGCATATCGCTAAAGATACCCACCTGCCACCATTTCAACTCATGCCATTTGCTGTCATAGAGCGATTGATACAGGACAGGAATCTCAGCGTCATTGGTGAACAGACAGCGCAACGGGTCCAAGTGGTGCAAGCCCACAATCCGACTGCCCATGCTGTGCGTTTCCCGCGCAATCTCCACTACCGCCCCTTTGGTGCAAAGAAAGGAGGGCACGAACGCCCGACAGAAGCGCGTCCAGCCTACTTGCTTTACCCCCTCGGCATTCAGTATCAATTGCTGAAACCGTTTGCGAAGCGTGGGCATATCGCTCTCAATTTCCCATCCCATCGTGGCAAACTTGGCAGTGGCGATATTGACCGCCGCCCGCCAAAAGGATTCATGCCGCACCGTGGACAGCAAGAGGCGATCCCGTAGCCACAAAGATGAGGGAAGTTCAGGGGGAAGGTGCGAACGGAATAGGGTATCAGGGACGATGTTGATAGAGAGATAGCCATTGCCGACATAGGGCAATTCATCCCCCTTCTTCACGCTCCCCTGATTCGTTATGACCGCTTCGATTTGCGCGTTACCGTTCATGCCTCAAACCAATCTTTAATTTCTGCGATGATACGCTTTAATAATGGCATTTTGCGCTTTTCCTCTTGCCTCTCCATCCAAAGCGTATAACCGTTTGTAATCCTGATAGGCGGCGGCGGTAAGACTTTAGGGCGCATGGCGGTATTCCATTGTTCACGAACCTTGTTAATATCAATATCACTCACAGTGGCAACTCCAAGCACTTGTACGCCGCCATGCTCAAAGCTACGGCGGCATCGCACTTTTTATCGGCTGTGCGTTTCACAATCCGCAACTTTCGCTCCTGTGCGTCTACTTGCTTATCAGAATTATCTATATGCTCTCGCAAGTCGGTATTGCCATCGTGGGCAATCTGCTTGTTGGTGATGAGTTGCAAGAGTTGGTAATCCGCTTCCAACCTATCCGACTGTTGCGGGAAGGGGACGCACCATACGGAACCACTGTTCTGTAAATCCGTTGCCATCTTGTGCATTTGGTACGGGTCATACGTGAAGGCAATCACATTGTACGCCTCGCACAATCGTTCTATCTCTAGTTGGATGGGTGCAAAGTCTAGCGGTTTATCACGCTCCGGCACCCACTTCCGCACGTATCGCACCGCTACGTCGGTATCATACCGTTTGGGATTAGGGTGGCGTGTCACACCCACAAGGGCAAAGTTATCATTGCTCACCCCCGCATCAGCACAAAGTACCAATGGCTCACTTTTACCCAATGGCGGCAACCGTTCCTCGCAATTATCCCACCATACGATACTGGCTAAGAAGCGTTCTGCTCCGGTATTGGTAAACGCTTCTTCTGCCGTAGCAGGATACTCCTGCCGCATCAGCGCACTGCTGGGCATTCCCTTTTCCGTTCGTGCGTACCACGCCGCGTCACGCTTCGGGTGCACCCACCACGGCAAGAATACAAACTTAAACCCATTCAATCCCTTTTGCGCCTCTTGACAAAGCGTGTAAAAAAGATTGTCCTCCCCATTCGCAGTACTTAGAATCACCAACTGCCCGCCATTGTCTACCGTAGGCTTGGCGGCGGTATAAACCGCCGTGGCAAACTTCATCCATGCAAACTCATCCATGATGAGTAAGGAAGCGGTGAGCGAACGCCCCGCGCCCTCGGTAGCAGGGAGAGATTCCATCCGGCTACCGTTTGACCATTCAAGGTCGCTCGTGTTGGGCTTAATCAGTTTGGGGCTAATCGCTTTAAGCCAGTGGGGGAGGCGTTCATACATCACCTTCACCCGCCTGATTAACTCATCTGCCTCTAGTTGCCCCCGACTAAACGCCAGCACCACCCGCCCCTTTTGGAATAAGCACATCGCCAGCGCATATGCGCACAACAGCCAACTAATCCCCAACTGCCGCGCTTTTAGGATAATGACCCGCTTCTCAATAAGGAGCGTCCATAGCAATTGGACTTGTGCCGCCCACAGTCGAAAGGGGATAATAGACACGTCTGCGCCCTGCGGCTCGTCTATCTGACAGTAGGTATCCGTGAAATACCCTACATCCCCTATGCACTTAGCATACTCAATACTTTCCCTAGCTGCTGTTTGCGCCATTCGTCTAGTTCCTGCTCGGCGGCGATTGCAATCATCCCATTAATCTCTATCGGCTTGGTCAGTTCGGCGCGTTGCGTAGGCATATCGTCAAACTCCGCCCGCAATTCGCCTAACACAATCTTGACCGTATTGGCGACTTGGCTTAGGTTGGCTATCGGGTTATCCCCGCCGACGCTATTCAGAGCCGCCGCCGCTTTTGCAAATAATCCTTGTGCCAACTGTTTCCGCTTTAGCCGCCACTCTTGACGCTCTCGCTCTTTTTCCGCTTCCTCTTTTGCCTGTTGGAGGGCGGCGGCAGCGGCGCGGTTCTGTGCCTCTTGCATATCCCATGATTCGGCGCGGGCTTTCCAATTCCATTTGTCGGCGGCGTTACGCCATACCATAGGGGCATTAACAGGCGGCTTTTTGTTCTGCTCTTTTCTGCCTAGTTCTGTTTTGTAGGCACCCAAAAGTGAACGGGTTGAACCCAGCAGACGATACCGCTCAAAGCGCGTGTACCACAAGATAGGTTCATTCTCCATGCGTTCCCATTCACTCATCTGTCACTCGCTCTACTAGTTGCGCCGTTTGTCCTGTTTCTGCCTCATAGCGGCGAATGATTACATCGGCATAGCGCGGCTCAATCTCCGTACCATAGCATTTGCGCCCCAATCGTTCGCAAGCAATCAGGGTTGTGCCAGAGCCACTAAAAGGGTCTAGGACAACGGCTCCACTCGGTGAAAAGTCGGTTATTGCCCGTTCAGCAAACTCTACGGGATAAGTTGCGCGGTGAGTTTCGTCTTGCTCTCGTGGACGCGGAATATCCCATTTTGCCCAGCGTGGTTCGTTTTCGCCTTGCGTAGTAAAGTATTTTTCCCCTTTAGAGAGAATGAATACAAGCTCCCAATTCCTACTTAAGATACCTTTACTGGCAGTTGGGAACCCCATCCCCTTGTCCCAGCAGATTGTCTCTTTGACAGTAAATGGGTGAGTACCCGCAAACATAAGTTTCCCGTAGCCTTGTCGGCAACGGGCGTTATACATGACATTCCAAACGACCACCGACAAATTATCTTCTGCCACCGCTTGCGTCGCGTTCAACACATCGTCACAGAATGATACCCACTCCGCTTCTGTGCGGTCGTCTGTCTGCCCAACATAGAATAACTTTGTTTTACCGTGATAATCGGTTTTGTATCCACCGTTACCGCTATTATAGGGAGGGCTTGTTACAAGCAGTTGCCACCTATCTCCCCCCATCAATCGCGCCACATTCGCCGCTATCGTGCAATCATCCACCAAGAGCCGATGTTGCCCCAACTGCCAAAGGTCGCCGCGCTTGGCGCGTGTTTCGCCCTCTTGCACTGACGAATCGAATTCATCACCCCCTGCACCTATAGGCTTTTCATCCAAGTACAATCCCGCGTCCTCTGCCAGCCCCGCCAGCATGTCCATCACCGCCGCGCTCCCACTATTCACTTCTCGCAGAAGTGCGTCCAGTTGTGCGCTGTCTGCTTCTGCCATTGCCGCGATTGGGTCTAAGGTGGCTAGGATTTCTTTCTCTTGCGCGTCTGTCCAATTCCCAATCAGTACCGGAACCGCGTCACGGTTCTCGCGCAATGCCACATCTAAGCGAAGGTGTCCATCCACTAGGCGGCTTGTTCGTTCATTCCAAAGCAACGCGCCCGCCCATCCCACTTCTGACAATACCCCCGCTAATGCTTCTCGTTGTGCAGGTGGATGGACCCGCCAATTGCTCGGATTCGGCGTAAGCGTTTTAGGGTCTATCCACTCCAGTCTAAGGTTTTGGTCAGCCATCACCCACCGCCGCCGTTCTCTCCATTCCCCTCATGCTCCACGCCATCAGGGAGGGGAAGTTGCGCCTTCTTTAGTTCCTGAATCATTACCCGCAATTGCGCCTTAATCGTGGCGTTGTCTTGTTTGATGGTCGCGTTATCGGTTTTGAGTTGTGCGTTCTCTTGTCGAAGTTGGTTGTTTTCTTGCACTAAGATTTCATTCGCTTCAACCAACTTTTGATTAGTTTCAACCATTTCCCTCATGCGGGCTTCGCTTTGTTCTTGCCCCGTTTGCAAGGTCTTAATCTGTTCGTCGCGTTCCACCCGCCCCGCCTCTAAGGTGGTGACACGCCCCTTTAATTCAACATTTTCTCTGTCCAAACGGTCCACAAAGACCGTCACCAATTTATTAAGGGATTGGTCTGGTGCTACCCCTAACTTTTCAGCAAGGTCGGCGCGTTCCTTTTCCTCTTCGAGCTTTGCCCGATCCTCTTCAAGCTTCATTTTGCGAAGATTGATTCGGAAATTGGTGAGGGCGGTAATCGTCGGGGGAAGTGCATAAATCACCCCCCCGATGGCGGCTAAGACAGCGGCGATACCAGCGAAATAATCCATAAACTTACGTTTTGTTATCATGGCGGATGGTCAATAGGCGTTGCCCAATCGGGACACCTAAAATTGAGATCAACCCGCCAAGTGCCATAATCCAAAGCCCCCGCGTAACCTCTAACAGTACGCCCGTGGTAATATCAATCAGTCCAAAGGTCGCAACGACCCGCAATACCCCCAACACGCACAACAAGAAAGCGAACATGAGGTAAATGAATCTCATGCTCTTGTCCTCTTGGACTGTAAAGGCGTTGGTAGAAGCGGTAAGTGCAATCACAAAGAGTAAAAAGGTAAACAGATGGTAAGTAGGTGTTAGCATGGTAGCCTTTCGTGGGGAGATGTGTTGATCAATGAATCAATAGATAAACCCCCAGGGCAAGGCTTTTTAGTTGGTAGTCCCCGGCACAGCATTAGTATTCGTCGTCACGCTTTCCACCGTCCCCGCGTTAATCGTGGTTACCCCTGCCCGCTTCTTACCATAATCCTCCAGCGCATTGCCACCCACCAACACCGCAAACAAGCCGCCAATCGCAATGAGCATTTGGTCGCTGTACCCTGCGTTCTCGGCAAGGTAAATCAGCGCAATACCAAACACGGTTTGCCAGACCTTGCGGCTAAACAGTTGGGAGGTGATGAGGTTGTAGAGGCGCAAAAGGAAGTCGTTAAGCGGGGAATCCGAGACAAGGCGATAGGTTGCGCCTTGATGGGTAAGGAGGAAAGGAGGTTGATTTTCGTTAGGGGTCATGGTGTATAGGTTGGGAAAACAAAAAAAGGCTATAAGTCGCGCCGCGTGACGCAACCTATAGCCGTTCAATGACTAAGGTCAGTATAGCATAATTTATATTGATAGCAATACTACTTATGCATTATCTTGATAAAGGCATCAATGTTTATCCAACATTTATCCCAACCCATAACCCACACCAACGAAAAACAACCCGCCTATTTAGTGGGTTGCTCTCGTTGAACGGTTATAAGTTGTGGTACTGCTTGGCGGAATGGCGATATAGTACAGGTATTCTAACAGAAAATACCTTGATTGTCCATATCAACCTATTTGGTTCGCCACCCCCAACCGCCGCCGCTTTCAGACAAACAAAAACCGCCATTGCTGACGGTTTCTCATCTCCTCCTACGCATGGTAGGTGAGGCTAACAACAGTATAGCGCAGGGGCGCGACAGGTTTTGCATTACTCGTTTTTTGGCATATTGCTTAGGCGTTTAGATAAATCCCTTGCCTCCACAAGTTCTCCTAATTCCCCCATCACCGAACGTTCGCACTCTCTTACGCACCATCGGTTCATTCGCTGTTCCGGCGTTCTTGGTTTACCGTCTGAACCCTCATAAGTGCCGGGGTCTGTAGGCGCATCACCTAACTCGCTATCAGCGAGATATTCATAATCATCAGGGTCATCACTCAATTCAACGCGGGGACGTGTATTAATCCCCCATGCTTTATTGCAGTTTGCGTCACACATGAATAACGTTGGGTCGCCAAAAAACATCACCAACTTTGCTACCGCCATCTGCTACCATCCTCTCATCACTTCACACAGCACCACCAACGCCACTAGCCCATACATCGCCATCATCGGGGCGCGTTGCTCCCACTCTCGCCGCCGCCTCTCGCGGTCTATCGCGTTGTCGAGGCCGCACAGGCGGTCAAGAGGGTGGGGATCGTCATTCATGGTTTTTTGATTTCAAGCACATCGCAATAAACCATCACCTCTTTCAGGGTCAGGTTATGCGGAAACTTCACATCTCGCCCAACAAACCACCGTACACTAACCACCCGCGCATAATACCACCACTCAGGGCGATTGTCCCCATAACTTTCAGGGTCGTATCGCGGAAACTGAATGGTGTCATTCTCTCGCGGTATGTGGGGCATATAAACTTGTACTTCTTCGTCGCCGCCATTAAACCGAATCGCTACGAGTGTCTTTCCCATACCCTCACCATCCTCTCTTTCACAAATCGAAATAACCCCACTTTACCATCCCCGCCTGCCATCTGCCAGCGTTACACTGACAAGGTACTGACGGGGCGGGTCGGGGTTCTGACTTCATTCTGACAATCGCTCTATTTATCCGTACCCATTTCAACCTCGTGACGTATCCACTTAGCCGCCGCACTCATGGAATCAAAATCAAACTTTCGTCCTGTGCCGTGATAAATAGAGTTAGGGTGCCGTAACGATACCCCGCGATTGTTAATCTCGCCACCATGCTTATTGACCCATTCCCACACCGGCACCAAATCCGCGTACTTGTCCCGTTCCGCCCGCAACGCCTCCACTTCGGCGCGGAGGGCGGCGGTGTGGTCGTCTATCGTCTGTGCCACTACTATCTTTAGGTCGTCGGGTAGTGGTGGGTGACGCATTTGGGCGATTCCATTTGCTATCGCCATCGCCTCGTTACTCGGTGCCATGTGCCTCCTGTTGTGTGTGGGGGATGGGTTGTGCGCTACACAAACGAGAATAAGCCGCATTTATCCATTCCGAAATTGCCGCGCCTTTACTCTCTCCATGCCCTACAATTGCCCCGTCTTTTCGCCCTGCAGTTTTATCCCAATCGCCCACGTGAACGGCTTTCCACGATTCCCGCATGACATTTTCATCAGAATCAAGAACGGGGCTTACAAAAAATACAAGTTGCTCACCAGCCGTGTGTAAGTCGGCGCGACTTTCTTGTAACATTTGGTAGACCGTCTCTACTTTTATTGTGGTATCTACCGCCATCTCTCCACGTCCTTTCGTTAGAACATTTGACCGTAAAAATACGGATTACTTTTGAGACATCTTATTCTCATAAGAAATATTCATAGGCATTAGTTGATAAGTTATGGTCAACTGACCTACTCTACATACGCCAATTTGCGCTTTGATTTTGCCCATCGGTGCTTGCCCCGCCGTTGGTTCCACCGCCTGATAACTGCCATCGTCAAGCGGTTGGTCGGTTCCTCTAATTCTTCTCGTTCATAAAAACAGCGGTGGGTCGTTACCATCCCCCCTGTTGCTAGACACTTCTGACACTGAATCCACACAGTATTTAGCCCGTAGCAATAACCCCATGAACCGTACCCGCCAAAGGCAAGGTCGGTACTATCGCAATGGGGACACGGCAAAGGGCTAATGGCATAGATGGGCATTATCTCAAAAAGAATATCTTTTAGTTGATCCTCTATAGTGTCTATATCCAACCATATACCGGGCGGGTCTAATCGCTTACAGGGAAGTGTAAACTTTGCCTCATCTAAAGCACGGTAGGCGCGTGAAAGAGCAAGGCGAGATGGCGACCTTTGGCTGTACTGTTCCCGTGCCATAGTCATTTCTAAAGTCCGTAGTCTTTTGAGAATATCTGCCATCTCCTTCTCCATTACCTCACTCACACCCCCTCCTTTTGGCTCATGGGCGGGCTAGACCCGTCCGCCGCCGTTTGTTCTTCCTCAATTTTCCAGTTTGCCCAGCCCTTACCCATCGCTTTAAGTACCGCCGCTTGGCTCTCAACTGGCTTATGAAAGACTTCACCCCCAACGCTTATCCAAGCGTAATGATAACCCTCGTTATCCTTCCAAAGCCAAGTCTCTTGACCGTCTGTCAGGGTGGCTCCGCTTTCAAGAGCCTCTATCAATTGTCTCGGTTTCATACTCTCTCCTATATCGGGGGCGGGCAACTTCCCCAAGTGCCCGCCCCCTACCAATCGCGCCATCCCCTCATGGACCTAAGCGCGGGTGGGTCTAGTTAGGTTGGCTCACCATCCAGCGCGGTGAACCGTTGATTCAAGATAGTCATTCACGCCGGGATGGGTACTGTTTCCGCCGCCGCTTTCATTTCGGCTAATCTCTTTTCCAATTCCTCAATTGCCGCTTGCGCCTCATTTTCCAAAAGGCTCATAATGTCGTCTGTTTGGTTATCAGAGACATACCCAGCAATCTTCTTTTGACGTTCCCCGTCTCCTTTTTCCCATTCATCCCCAAATCGCTTTATCCCCAGCGCGTTAAGGCGTTCCCATGTAGAAGGTTTCATTTTGGGCATGGATTTAGGAGTAATTTGGGTAGTGGGAACGGCGGCGGTTGGGGTCGGTTGGGGTGCGGTGCCATCGGCTAACCACGCTTTCAGCACAGCCGCAACCTCTTTCCCTGCTTTGTGATACACCATCTCGCTTAAAGAAGGGCAACGGGTTTTGGTGATAGTCAGGTAGTTGCTTTGGTCAAGATCGCCTACAACATCAAATTCATATTCAAGCCCATCCCTTTGGACAGGTTGCATCCCCACCTTCCGAATCACCGTCTTACCCCTCTCGTCCTTTTCTTGCACATGCTCCATCTTGGAACGCATGGTAACAATCAGGTGCAAACGGGACCCAACCATTGCGTCAATCATCTTGTTTTGTTCCGGTGTGACTTCCCCCCAACCCACATACTTATTGTTTTGGAAGCGTTTGGCGGCGCGGTCAACCATCTCTAACGCGCCATCCTTCCCCATCCACGCATGGGAAAGGGAATCAATAATCAGCACGTCATATCCGGCATCTTCCGCCGCGTGAATCGCCTCAACATATCGCGCCGGGGCGAATGATTGAAGTTCCAATACATCGAAGTCGAACAGGTCTGCGTACTTGCTTGCGCTTCCATGTTCGGTATCCACCACCGCCACACGCCCACCCATCTCCGTTGCAATCTTTAACGCGGTATAGGTCTTGCCGCTTCCAGCTACGCCCATCAGCGCGAGGCGTAGTTTTGCTTGCTCTTTAGTTGCTTTCTTAAACATGATAATCCTCTCCTGTAGTGACCACAATGTTAGATATTCGGTCAAAAGCGGGGGACATTGCCCCCGCGCTCGTTACGCTACGGTTGGCGATTCATACCGCCGCCGTTTTTTACTTCCTTGACTTACTGCTTATGGCAATAATGCTCTTTTCGTCAGTAGGTTTAAGCGAACCACAAAACCAAAGAGCAATCTCTTTTTGGTCGCCTTCAAGTTGCGAGAGTACCGACTGAACCAAGAGCCACGCACTACGACGGGTCAACAAAATACCTAACTCGTTGTCGTATCGCTCAACATCAATGTTGAGCAAGATGTCACGGTATTTCGTTCGCGCCCCATCCTCAAATACAAAGGGCTGCATCTTATGGTCGTTCACTTCTTTGATTTCGTCGTCCATCATGCCGCCACGCAAACTACTACACATTCAACCGTGTCAAAGTCCCATCGGGCGCGGGGTCGGGTCGTTGCCCTGCGCTTGGCTTTCCGCAATGCCTCAGCACGGCTACAGGCGTAGACAGTGACATTTACTTGCACGAAATCCACCCCCTTCGCTCCCATGTCTACCCACAATTCACCTGTAACGTGCCATTGAACCTCATAGGTGTATCGCCCTAACACAACAGGGAATTGCTCAGGCTCGGAATCATCGGGAAGGTTGGCGAGATACCGTACCCACGCTTGATGGTGAATCCAGCAATAGCCATCGCGCCAATCATTACCGTCACAATGGAGCACAATACAATCACTCACGGGAGCCATCCTTTCACCGCCGCCGCCGCTTTGTACCATCCCCCCAACCATCCGGTAGTTCTGCTACACGCGGGGCAACTAAACTTATGATTCATGCCAACGGGTTCCCACTCGCCGTTATGGAACCGCGTACTCGCCTCGCAACTGTTGTATTCAAGCGGCGTGAAGCACAACGGACAACAGGACGTGAAGGGTGTAGCAGGTACGGCGGCGGGGTCGGGTTGTTCGTGGTCATGGTGTGGGTCGTTCATGCTACCACCACCGAGAAGGGAATGTCACTCCAAAGGTCAATCAAGGGCGGTGCGGGTGGCATGGGGGTGGGTTGCACCCCCGCCAATGCCCGTCCATCTATCACGTCCGCCGCAAAGAGGGAGGCGGTTGCCCATGCGCGGCGGCTCACCCCCACCTGTGCATAACGCCATCCGATAGCCACCTCACCGCGTTCGTCCTCGCCCAGCACCACCGGAACATACCCCGACAGGATGGCACCGTATTTAGTAAAGCTCACATCTGCGACAGGAAACGCCGCGTGACGACTGACCACCTCAACCTTGCCGTTGTTGCGGATGGCGAGAAGTGCGTCATAGTCGGCAAGGCAAGCAGGGCGGTCAGGGTACACGGCAATCACGCTGATAGTGCCAGCCCACACGCTGGGGCATTGGGAGGGGAGAATGGCGTATTGGGTGGGGGCTTGTGCGTGGGTGACGGATTGTGTTAAAATAGTGTTGGTACTCATTGGATTAGTCGCTTTCTCCTGGGGGTGCCGGAACCCGTAGCTACTTATCAGGGACGCTACGGGTTCTTTTTGTTTGGTTGATTAAACGGCGGCGGTTTCTTCTGAAAAAACTTCATACCTTCCAGACATATCATCATCTGCTGTCATGCTAATGCCATGTTTCACGCACTCGCCCATCGTAGACCATGAGTAAAAGTAAGTGTCACGGTAGGTGTTGCGCGTTCCCCATCCCATCCATGTACAGCAATCCATCTTCTCGGAGCCATAGTAGGGGTTTTGGCTTTCCAAGTCTTGCGGTAGAACAGTCATGCCCACAAATTCTTTTTCCAAGAGTAGAGCGAGTTTGATTCTCGTTCGCCCTACTCTGTTTGGATTCGTGATTGCCATTAGAAACTTAGAAAACTTTTGGCGTTGGCGATTTGCTCAAACGAAAACTCAAACGGTACGGTGTCGCGGGTGATGGGGGCGGTGTAGCGTCCGTAAACTTGCCCTTGATTGGTTGCGTCAACCGTGATGGTTTTGCGTCCGAACCATACCCCGCCGAATACTTCTCGTTGTTGCTTTGCGCTCATGGTTCCCGTGAATCCATCCAGCCCGTTTACTGCTACCCTTGCCGCGATTTCGTACTTGTTCACTGCGTCACTCGCTTTCGTGTGTCTCAACTGCTTATAACATAGTATAACATGGTTTTTGGGAATGTCAATACCCAATTTATAAGAGGTATTGACATTGTTGGAAAAGTGTTATACTATGTAGGTACGTCAAAGAGAGGAGGTCAAATGCGGTACAACTTGTTTGCTCTACGGCAACAACTGGAACTTTCCAAAGAAAAAGAATACTCATGGGAATCAATTGCCCGCGCTACGGGTTTGCACGCTCACACGATCCGCAATATGGCGTTTAATCGTCGGGGTGGTGCAGACCTCAGTACCTTAACGCGGGTAATAGATTTTTTCCGCAATGAAGGTATGGACGTGGGTATTGAGCATTTGATTATCGAGAAGGAGAAAGCGGGGTAGAAGTACCCCGCCCAACCGTTGAACTTTACCAATTAGCGGGATGGAAGTCCCCAATACTTGCACACAGATGTACCCGCCCTGCCCTACACTAGAGTGGCTCACAATAGACCGTGAGCATTGGTCAACGGCGCACCTAAATCTATCATCCCCTACCATGCAAAGGAGTTATACCCTATGTATCCCCTTGTCATTGATACGGCAACCCGCCGCGATCCCCTTCCCATGACGGTTGTACCGGACTGGATGAGCTACGAAGAATATAAAAAACACCTTCAAACATTGAACCTCACACCTACCGCCTACGAAGCAAGCGTTAAAGCCTACTGCAACAGGCGAGGCTTATAGGGTGGATTTATGAGCAAATCAAAATCTTTCTCACGCAAAATCGTCAATGCTTTGATAGAGCGTGACGGTCAATTTTGCCACTACTGCGGAAAAGAAGTGCTTTGGTGGTCTGAATTTATACCAACGCGCTTAGGAGATGGCACAAGCGTCCAATATGGAAAGTTAATCCAATTCTCCCCTTATGTAATCGTTGTTGGTTACACCGGACACAACAACGTCACGGGCGAACCCTCCTATGAATTCCAAATGGAATTCGATGAATCCATAGGGCTTGCAACAATTGACCACAAATTACCGCGAACCAAAGGAGGAACACACGAGATCGATAATCTTGTATTGTGTTGCTCTACTTGCAATACCACTAAAAGCAACCGCTACACCTACGAGGAATTCAAAGCACTAAAGCAGGGGGGTGCGACATGACCACCCCCGCACCCCTACCCAAAAAAGGGTTAGCGGCTCCCGGCTACACCCAAATTCCCAACGAGATTCTTGAGACAATGCCCTTGATGAAAGAGGCGGAATTAAGGATCACCCTTGCAATTGCCCGTAAAACCTTTGGATGGCGTAAACGCAAAGATAAGTTAAGTCACTCCCAACTAAAAGAGCTTACCGGTCTAAGCAAGCAGGGAGTACAGAACGGCATAGACGCGGCACTGGAACGGGGTTTTGTAGACCGTGAACCCGCTAGCCGACAACAATTCTTTTACTTTTTAGTGGTCAACGATGTAGACCAGTCAGAAAGCGAAGCGGTCAACGTAGTAGACCGTAGTAGTCAACGTAGTAGACCAGAACCGGTCAACGTAGTAGAGACACAAAAGAAACGTAAAGAAAGTATTAAAGAAAACGGCGGCGGTATAGACCCCGCCCCGCCAGCTACTCCCCCATCAGCCCCAGCCATTGCCGCCGCCGTTCTTAAAGACTTAGAAACGGCACAACGACAAAAGGCACGGGAAGTACAGGATAACGAGACTTCCATCCTTTCAGCCTTTCGTCGTTTCAACGAGAGCATTAAGCAGAGTAGTGGTGGGTTTATCCCCATTACCGGAACGGGAAAGATAGCCCGCGACTTGGCATTACGGGGGGAAACAGAAACGACCATGAAAGCCGCATGGGATACGTGTAAAGCGAACGCCATTAAGCCAATGGGGGCATTTATGAA